CATGGTTGGTCCCCGTTCGCTCGACGCCAATCTTGCGCCCGTCGCTGCCATTTCTCCACCTCGGTGCGTAGGTCTCGCAGCTGTTGCTCGAGCTGTGCGATCCGGTTCTGTGCCTGTTCGTACATCCAATGGTGTTCGTCGAACAGGGCCTTAGTCCGGTTTCCTCGGGCGGCGGCGAGGGCTGCTAGGCCGCTGAGGCTGCCGACTATGACGGTGAGGGTTTCCGGGCTGATCTGTACACCGATCACCGCACCTCCACGGTCGTGCTCCGCGCCCAAGGCGCCGCAGCGTCTCGGGGGAACACGTAGCCCTCCGTGGCTTGCGCGTACCAGCCATCGACCCAGGGGTACACGCCAGCACCCGGCGCGCAGCTTCCCGCAGGCTCAACACTTCGGAACCGGATACGCAACGGCGTCCCGGCCATATCCCCCGCCTCAGCGGTGAGCTCGCACCACGCATCGAACCACAGGCCGGCGACGAACTCGTAGCGGCCGTCCGCCCACACCACCCGGCACAGCACATAGTTGCTGTTCCACCCGGGGACGGTGCCCTGGACGCAGTGCGCTACGTGCCACTGGGAGCCGGTCAGCGACCAGAACAGGTCGCGGTGGTCGGCTTGTGCGCCTGCTGGGTGCGGCCACAGCAGCGCCGTTGCTGCCACAACCGCAACCAACAGACGACGCACCGGTCAGCCCTTCTTGACGACCACGGTCGCCCAACCGTCAGCCTCGGCGACGGCGGAATAGAAGAGACCGTGACGCATGGCGATCAGGTCGAACTGTGGGAGCGAGTCGGACCGCAACGTCACGATCTCGTCCACGACGAGACCATGGCGCAGCCTCTCGTCGAGCTGGCCCAGGTGATAGCCGGCCACAAAAGCGTCGTCGTCGTACGGGCCGCCCGACGACGAGCACACCACGAACGGCATGACCAACTCGTACACGGGTTCGTCTTCCACAGCTCAGCCCTTGAACGGGGTGAGCGCCGCGTCCTGCTCGCCGACCTGACCGGCCACGAACCCCTTGAGAACCGCCAGCACCGCACCAGCCGCCGCCACCAGCGCAGCTTTCGCAGACGACACGTCGGTCACCACGTACACGGCGAGGAACGCCTGCGCAGCGGTCCACGCCGCCCGCTCGAGCACGTCGAGAAACAGCTTCTTGGTCATGCCACCCGCCCCCAGCCTCGCAGCGTCGTCCATTCGTCCTTCGTGTACGCCACCTGGTCGACGCCCTTCGCCGACCAGTGCGTGAACTCGGCGCCGCCCAACATGCGCCAGATCCCGTCAGCAAAACACCCGTAGATGCTGCCGTCGATATTGCATAAAAGTGCAGGCATGTCCTTGTCCTTGTCCTCTCCGCCGTCTAGCCGCTCGCTGACCATCTGGAGGAACCGGTCCCACGGAAACAGCGACGGCACGAACGCCCTCGAAGCCCCCGGGTCGGTCCGGTCCTCCTGCAAGATCCCGTGCCCGGTGATCCCCGCCACCCCCGCGTCCACCTCGCCCACGCCGACCAGGTGGGCCGGGATGTCCCACCTGCGGCACCACAACGCCACCTCGTCCGCCGCCCGAGACAGTGCGGCGGTCTTCCACGCCTCGGACACCGTCGCCCACTCCGCAGCCCGCATCGCGAAGCTGATGCCGACGTTGCCGGTGTTGCGGCCGTAGCAATGGAACGCCGTGTGCACCGTCGTCCCATCCAACCCGGCGGGCAGGCAACGCACCGTCGAATCACTGTCGACGATCGTGTGATACGACGCTGGCTCGGTCGAACGAGCGAAGTAGGCGGCGACATTCTCCGCGCCCATGTCGTCGCCGAGCTCGTCAGCGAAACTCTCGGTGGTGTGCACGGAGATCAGGAACGGTTGCCCCTGCATCTCGGCGTACCCCCAGTAGCGGCCGTCGCCACGATCAGGGCATGCAGGGTTCGGGTGGTCGAGCAGGTAGTAACCGGTCATCAGATCACCGTGAAGTTGTCCCACCGCCGGGCGGTGGAAGGCGGGTAGTGGGAGAAGAGCCCGGCGCCGGTCGCCGTGTTGTAGGTGGCGTCGGTCGCGGTGATCACCTGGGTTGCGTCGCAGTAGACGGTCAGGGTGTTCCCCGAGCAGACGAGCCGCAGCGTGGTCCACGAGGTGGGCACGGAGGCGGCGGTGGCGATCGTGGTGAACGTGCCGGCGCCTCCCTTCTGGAGCCGCACCGTGGGGGCTGTGAGCGATCCTTCTGCGTAGACCGACAGGTAGTTCGAGGCGTCCTGCACCCGGGCGCAAAGCCCGGTGTTCGACAGTCCGGTCACGGCCCGCCGGTCTACCCTGACGTCCATGTCGGCGCTGTTCGACGCCACCCACGCCGCCCCCCAGTAGGAACCCTGGAACACGGCCCGACCGTCGAGAATGCCCCAACTGTCAGCAACGGCGTACTGCCAGGTCTTCGCTCCGAGCGACCCGGATTCCGTCGATCCAAGGATCGGGTCGACGGTGAAGGCGAGCAGCGACGGCGCCCGCGAGAACGAGTCGAAGATCTTCGCCCCGCCGGGTGTCGACGGGGCGGTGGGAAGGGTCCGCACCAGGAGAACGTCCGTGTCGTGGCGTTGCGGGCAGGTGGGGTCCTTGACGAAGTAGCCGGACGGCTTGGTGTTCATGTACCCGTTGTCGCCGATCAACACGCCGTGATGGACGCGTCCGCCGTAACCGTTCGACAGGTCTCGGACGGTGGTCCCCGGGACGGTATAGTCGGCGCAGAACTGAGCGGCAGCTTCGTCGCTCACCGCTCCGAACGGGACGACGTCGTAGGGCCCGAGTTGTCGATGTGGGGTGAACGGCCAGTCGTAGTTGTTGACCGACCCGTTCTTGAAGTAGGCGTTCACCAGGGCGGTGGCCTGGTTCGCTGATTCGAACGCTCGGACGGCGCTGATCTTGCCGTGGAAGTTCGAGTGATCGGAGCCGCCGATGTAGAGCGATCCTTGCCCGGCGTTGGTGCGGCGTGGCCCAGCGAACGCGGTGACCGAGGTGACGATCCCGTTGACGTAGGTCCGGACGTTTGTGCCGTCCCACGACACCATGGAGTGCAACCACTCGCCGTCCTGCGGGATGTAGTCCGAAGTGAACGACGTTGCCGCCGAGCCGTTCCAGATGTTGCCGTTGGATGGGGACATGAGCACGGAGTGCCCGCCGCCGTAGCCTTCGGAGATCCAATACTGGCCGGACCCGCCACCGCCGCCGAGCGGGCAGCACCAGCATTCCCACAGGAACCGGCCGAGATCGGTGCTGGCTTCGTCCCAATACTTGCCGTGGTAGACGGAGCGGCCGAACGAGCCGAGCGGGTTGTAGAACACCCACGGCACCCCGTCGACGGCAGCCGCGGAGGATGGGGCGCGCCAGCGGGTCCCGTCCCATTCCCGGCCGTTGGCCTGCTGGCCGACCGTGGGGCTACTGGGCCAAGTGAGCGGCATCGCTGTCCTCAGGGTAGGGCGATCGCGTACGGGACGGAGTGCCAAAGCGTGCGGGAGTCGTCGGACGCAAACGCCGGCACGGTCACGGCCGGAAATGCCGAGTCGGTGTAGTACGAATATCCGGTGGTGATAAGCCCGTTGCCCCACGTCGACGCCGAGGATTCTCCTCGGTATGTGGCGGTGGTGTTGTCGGCGGAGGCGCCGAACCAGGTCGTCGGGCCGACCAGGAACGTGTCGGGAAGCTTGATGTCGTACATGCCGGACGCCGGGCAGGTAATCGACCCGGTCGAGTACAGCAGCACCGCCCCGTCGGGGGACACCCGTTGCGGGGTCGCCGCTTCGTACAACGAGAAACACACGTTGCCCGATGCCGTGCCGATTCGCACCCGGATCTTGCTGGCCCGGCAGTAGCCCATCATGAACCGGTGGAATGTCTGGCGGTTTGAGCCGCCTCCGGCGATCCCGACATCAGCGGAGGCGCCTCCGGTGAGCATGGTCGCCGCCGCGTGCTGCGGCACCCATGGTGGTATTTGCCTCCCGGCCGGCAAGCCGTAAACCCCTTGGTTGGCGGCCATCAGAGATCCATCGCCGCTGGGAACACGTTGATCGCCTCAGCGTTGTGGGTCGACGCCCCGAGCAGGTCGGATGTCCCGGTGAGTACGAGGTCGGGGAACTCGACACGGGCGTTATACCCCGGCGTCGACGCGCCCACGGTCACAGCGCTGATCGGGATCTCGCGGTACAGCCGCCAGGTGGTCCCGGTGTCAGTGGACAGGAACAGGCGCACCATGCCGGCCGTCGTCGTCACCGACGCTTGCACGGTGACGGAGGTGACCCGAGTCCCGGCCGTCGCACCCGCGCACACCGTGACGATGGTGCCGGTGCCGTCTCGGTTGGTGTTCGCCGCTGACACCTGGCCGATGTCGATCGACCGCGGGTTCGCAGCGTATGCGGGTGCAGAAGCCATGTCAGGAAACTCCTATCGAGATGAGCGCAAGATGATCGGCGCCGCCAGCGACAGACCCGCCACCGCCCCCGAACGTGGAGAACGCTGCGGTTTTGACCTTGCTGGAATCGGAAACATCGCGGAGCAGGACTAGGTCCCCCGATGCTGGGGTGCCTACGTCGGACAGTGAATGTCCGCCCAACGGGTCAGACGGCCCCACCTTCGTGGGCGTGGATCGCGCCTTAGACCCGATTGCTCCGGTGGCCCAGTAGGTCTCCGGGGACCACTCGACGAGCGTGTTGTTCCCGCCGTCGGAGAACCCCGACGAGATCCCGTACAGATCACCGCCGACCACGTTGACCCGCTGCGCCCACGTAGCGCGCACCGCATGCTGCGGGGTCTGCGACCCACCGCCACCGTCGTCGACGCCGGGGATGACGAGACAGCCGACGATCTCCACCGGGACCGCGGCCAAACCCGACGCGCCCTCAACCTGGATCCCGGCGTAGTTGGAGCTTGTCGAGCTCGAGCCGTCACGGCGGAGCACGCAACCGACCAGCGTGAAGGGCTGCGTGCCGGACTGGGTGATCCGGAATCCGTCGCGGCCGTTGCGGTCGGTGGTGCACGCCGTGACCGTCGTGCCGCCCGAGGTTGTGGTCCCGTCGAAGAAGAACCCGCGCTGCGTGTTGAACACCGCCCGGCAACCGACGATGTGGTTCTCGCCCGAGTTGGAGAAGTAGATCCCGTCGAGCGAGTTCGACACCGCGAGCAGGTCGACGAGGTAGGCGTCGGTTACCCCGTTGAACCGGAACCCGTAGTTCTCGCCGGAGTGAGCGACGCAGGTCTTCATCCGCAGACCGCGGGGGGCGGCGGTACCGGAGCCGGTGAGGAAGTGCCAGCAGCGGCCGGTGCCCTCGGCTTGGGTGCCGACACAGTTCTCGAAGTGCAGGTCTCGGCATAGCCCTTCGACCCGGATGCAGTCGATGTTCCCGGTCGACAGGTTGGTTCCGTCGACCACCATCCCGGACACGTAGATCGTGTCGTTGTCCGGGGTGCGGCCCGACAACGTCTTCTCGCGGACACGGACCAGGGCGTCACCGGAGAACCCGGCTGTCGCCTTGATCGAACCGGGGAAGGGCGAGGTCTGCCGGTACGGCCACTGGCCGGCCGTGTTCTTGAACAGGTAGGTCCGCTGCTCGATCAGGTCGACGGGGCTGCCGATCATGATGGCGTTCTGCGCGCCCCGGAAGTCGAGGATCCCACCGGCGGGGGTGGCGGCGATCGCGGTGGCGATGGCGGTGGCGTTGTCGGTGGTGCCGTCGTCGGTGATGTAGTCCATCACGTCGACGACAACCTTGCGGGCGGCGACCAGGTTGGTTCGCGCGCCGGCTGCCGTGCTCGAGCCGGTGCCACCATCGGCCACCGCCACGTCAGTGCCGCCGGAGCGGTACAGGGTGGAGGTGTCGGCGATGCCGTGCACCGATGTGGTGTCGGCCTCGTGGGCGGCTACCGCGCCGGCCGCTTCGAAGAACGAGGCGCCGGCCGCGTCAACCCATGCGGTGCCGTTGTGCCGGAGGATGTCTCCGGTCGCGGCGGCGGTGATCGTCACGTCAGTCAGGTCGTCAAGGATCGACGCCCCGCCACCACCACCGGCCCCGGTGCCGACCTGCACCCACGAGGCGGCGTTGAAGTCGTACACGTAGAAATCGGTGGTGTCTGTCTCGTACCACAGCGCTTGAGTGCCTGACGACGGGGCGGACGGGGCGGTGTCCTGGGCGTGCAGGGTGAGCGACCCGCCGCCAGACGCCGATACCGCCACCCAGCCGGTGTTCCCGGTGCCGGACGCCTTGTAGTAGATCGTGGTCCCGGTCCCGCCGAGCGTGTTGTAGATCACCGCGCCCGGCGACGCCGCTACAGCACCCTCAGGGTTGCCGTCGTACCAGGCGACGAACCGGGCGGCGTCACCGCGGCGGAACACGCCGTGCGTGGTCGTGAACCCTGCGGTCACGTTGCCCGACGCATCCACCTGGAACTGGGTGGTCCCGGCGTCGTCCTTCGCGACGATGTAGTTCGCCCACCCGCCCGGACCGTCAATGTAGATCGCGTCGCCGGCCGTCTCGGCGCCTTGCGACGAGAACCACACGCCCCGGAACCAGCGAGTGACCGCCGCCTGCATCTTGGCGATGATCCCCACGCCGACGTTGCGACCGCCGCCGGTCGTGTCCTCAATCGTGATCTCGTAGCCCTCAGCGAGAGCGCCGTCACGCCTGTTGGTGATCACCCCGCCCATCAGGGCAGCTTCACCGTACCGGCTGTCAGCGGCGATCTCGCCGTACACGCCGATGCCGTGCATCGCCCCGGGCCCGGCGAGCGCCTTGTCGCCGGTGAAGTTCACGTAGTGCCCGAACCCGAACGATGCGTCGGTGCCGCTCAGCGCCGTGTCCGACGCGATCGAGTTCCCTCGGGCGCCGTTGGTGGCGTTGGTCAGCGCCACCCCAAGCCCGGTCGAGTAGTTCTCCCCCGCCGCCGCCCCGGCATCCATGATGTCGTTGCGGATGGCGTTGGTGATCTGCCAGCCCGTGTTCCCGGTGCCGGTGATCTTCGACCACAGGTAACCGGTGCTGGTATCCCGGTACAGGGTCCCGACCGTGGCCGTGACCACGCCGTTGGGGCTGCCTGAGCCCGACAGGTTCGTTGCCGCGACCGCTGCCAGCGCCGCTGCGGCGTCGGTCGCGACCTCAGCGATTGCGGCCTGTGCGTCGGTGGCGGCGATGGTGCCAGTAGCGGAGAACGAGATCGCCGAAGCGGCGTGTGCCGCGCTCGAGTCGTTGACGTGGGCGTCGAGCTCAGCCTGGGTGGCCATGTCGGTGAGGACATGGGCGTCGCTACCAGAGTTGTAGACGTACGACTTGCCGTTATCCGCCCCGTCCGGAACCTCGAACTTGGCCGTGTTGCTCATGCCGCGTACTCCATCGCCGTGCTATCCGCGTAGGTCATTGCCGTGTTGTCCGCGTAGTAGAGCGGCGTCGCAACCGGCGGGGTGGTGTCAACCGGCGGGGTGAACACCACCCGGAACGACGGCGACAGATCAGCCAACACCCGACGGGTGCCGCCCTCGGACACCACCGTCAACGTGTGCCGTGCCCGATCCCATCTCGCCGACCTCACGGCGCCTCCACCGTCACCACACCCGACAGAAACGGGAACGGCTCCGCATCCCCGCCAGTGATGCTCATGTCGTAGGTGTACGTCCCGAGCGCCAGGGCCGTGGTCTGCGACGACGTCAACAGAAACTCGATCGTCGCCGACCCCAACGTCAGCTCACCGCCGGACGTCGACAGGGTCTCCACCGTTGTCCCGTCGCCATCACGGATGGTCATCAACGCCGACGAGTACGACGACGGAACCACCGCGGTGCCCGCCTCGTTCTCCCATTCGGTGAGCACGGTCGACCATTTGCGGCCCTGCTTGACCACGAAGTTGAGACGGCCCGCACCATTCACACCCACCAGCGTACCGCCTCACTCCGTCCGGGTAACGACATGCGCACGGTCACTCGTAGTCCAGCTCGAGCGTGATCCCCCACGCCAGGTAGTCGCCGGTCGTCCACGTGAACGGCACCGTCGCCCCCACAAACGACCACGGCGAACCGCTCGTGAAGTTGAGCACCGTCCCAGCAGCATCCACGTAGCACGACCCCTCGCGGGTGTTGGTGCCGGTGTCGTTGTACACCGCCCACCCGGCCTGCAACGCCTGCGCGCCCAGCACCGACGACGCCACCCACCCGTCAGGTAGGTCGACCTGCCAGGACCCCGTGCCGTACGTCGTTCCCGACCCCATCACGATCCGACCCCGATACGCCCCGAAGGTGCCGATCCGCCGGTACGACGCCAAGATCGACCCGTTGTTCACCGCCGGGTCCGTGCCCGTCGCCGTCCACGCCGGCGCTATCGGGGTCCACGCCGACCACTGGGCCGTGTTCCGGTACGACAGAGGATCACGTCCGGCCACGTCACACCTTCCAGTTGATCGGCACGTCGTACGCGATCTCGAGCTCGCCGCCCGCAGGTTCCCACTGCACGTAGTCCGTGAGGTCCACCCAGTCGAGCGTCCCGGTCGCCGACACTGTCGTATCTCCGGTGTACCGGCGCAGCAGCACGCCCATGCCTTCCTGCACCGGCCAGCGGCACGACAGGACGCGGAAGATCCACGGGTAGATCGTCTCGCCCCGCCATTCGGTGCGGGCGTTGAAACTCTCATCCCGGATACCTTGCGACGGCTCCCAGATGAACACCCGGCTGCCCGGGGTCACCGTCCCGGCGATGTCCAGCAGATCGGTCGACACCTTCACGCTGTGCCGTTTCGTCGGATCGTTCAACCGGGTGATCAGCCGGGAGGCGGCGAACGACGTGGCGTTCAACGACACGTCAGCGCCGTCGATCACCGCCGTCGCCCACAGACGCTTCCCGTCCGGGGCATAGAACGCCGAGTACGTGCCCGCCTGAGCGAACGTGCCCTCACCCATCAAGTAGACCTGCGAGGCGTACTCCCAGAGATCCTGCTGCGAATCGACCAGCGCTTCCACGCCGATGCGGCCCATCTCCCGGCCCGCCGCGTTCGGGGTGATCACCACCTCAGGGTTACCCCACAAGCTGGTGTACGGCCCGATCGACAGGGTGTTCGTCCGGTCGATCGACCACTCCACATCCCAAATCTTCACCAGCGAATCCAAGATCTCGCGATGCGACACCCACTGAATCGACTGCGCCAACTTCTGCGACCCGCCAGACGGATCCGTCACCGTCCCCAGCGTGATCGGCGTGTCCGAACACACCACCGCCGCCCACACCGAAAGCACGCTCCCGGTCACGTCGATGTAGTTCAGGTACGGCAGGTCAAGCCCGGCGGCGTTCGTCGAGTAGTACCGGTCGCCGGTCCCCAGCCACAATGCCGGGCCGTGCCCGCCGATCGTGTGCTTCGGCCCCGGCCTGGTCACCGCCCCCCGATAGAGGGCGTACGGCAGCAGCGTGTCGCTCATGTCCTCCGCCGCCACCTGGCCGGGCATGATCACGATCTCAGAGAACCCGACGACCTTCTGCCGCACCTCGAACGGGGCGTCAGGCACCAGCGTCAGTTCCCACTCGCCCAACGCCATCAACTGTTCGGAGATCACCGGCGCACCACCCGCATGGTCTCCGACTTCGTGTCATGCCACTGGTAGACCACGTCCTGCGCCTCGTTGATCCCCGTGCTCGAGGACCCGCCGAACTCGACGCCGACCATGAACGGCGCCGACGTCACCGCCGACGCCGCCTGTACGATCCGCCCTGAACCTGTCGACTTCGTGACCGACGCCGCCCCGCCCAGCGCCCACACCGCACGGTTGCCCTCAGGGAGATCGGTGGTCGACGCCCGCATCCCGCCCGTCAAAGACGTCGACGTGGTCGACGTGGTCGGTTCGATCGCCATCACCCCGGACAGGACGCCGAGCGTGTCGCACTGCACCATCCCCGACACGAACGCGTCGCCCCGCCGGACCGTCAGATCGATCCACACCCTGCCGAACTGTGCGACTGTCGCCGCCTCCGCCAGCACGAGACGCACCGTGCACCGCTCCGGGCTGTTCCGCAGGATCTGCACCGACGCCGTGCTGAGGTCCCACGAATGGGTCGACCCGCCGCCGTAGTCGTGTTCGATCCGCCATCCGGACCCGGCGATCAGGTTCTCCCACTGCGTACCGTCGTACGCCTCCACCTCGAACGCCGTGTCGATGCTCGGGTGCAGGAAACAGCGGACCACACCGTTCGACAAGGTCAACCCGTCGAACCCTCGGGGCGCATAGTTCCCGAGCACCAGCTGCGAGGTAGCGGCACCGTACCCAGTGCGGATCTCGCACGCCCCGTCGTAGTAGTCGGCCGGCGCCACCGTGAACGTACTCGTTAGAGCAGCCGGGTAGTTCGGCAGATACCACAACGACAGATCACCCGAGCTCGACGTCCGGGTCACCGCCGTGGACTGGGCGCCACACCAGAAGTCGGTGGCCGCGGCGGGGACGGCGAGCCGGCGATAGTCGGTGCTGCCGTTCAGCGTAGTTGTCGTGATGGACGCCGTGTTCAGCCGGGCGGCGTGCGTCGAATACACCTCGCACTGCGGCAACGACCCGCCCCCGAAGCGGGACAACTGCGCCTGCCATTGCATGTACCCGTCGACCAGCGCCGCCGCAGGGTTGGAGGTGGACACCGAATCGACCCGGTAGAACCCGTCGATCGTCGCGTCTTCCGACCACGAAACCGGGACCACCGGCTCATCCCTGGCCGTTGGCAGCGAGTTCAGACGGTCACGTACCGCGGACGCCACCCCGGCAGGGCCGGTTGTCCCGGCGGGGATGAACACGTCCCCGGCGATCGAGACCGTGTCGCCGGACTGCTGGTACTGGGTGATGTCCACGTCGAGCGTGTCGAACGCCCGACCCAACTGGAAGATGCTCATCTTGCCGCCCTGTGCACGAACTCGGCGGGCCTTGCGGTCGCCATCACAACCTGCCGGCCGTCGATCTCAACGATCACCGTCTGCCGGGCCGGGGACCACAACTCGCCGCCCGACAAGTCGGCCTGCCCGTACGACCTCTGCGCCGCGAACGACGGGCCGGACGGCAACGCCGCACCAGCCATCCTCGTCGCCGCAGAGGACACCAGCCCGGCACCGGCGAGCATCCCTCCCGCCAACCCCTGGGCGGTTTGCACGCCGATCTGGTGGAACACCTTCGACGGCGACGAGATCCCGAGCAGGCTGCGCACCGGCCCCGGGATGTTGTCCGCCACCAGCGACGTGGCGGCCGACCGGAGACTGCCGCCCATCGACTGCAACCCTCGGATCATCCCGGCGACCACGTTGACACCGACGTCGTACAGGAAGTCGTTAGCCCCGGCCACGCCCTCGCCGAGCTTGGAGAGCAGGTCCCGTCCGAACTGGGCCAGCGCCGGCAGCGCCTCGTTAACCGCCCACGTGTTGAACGCTGCAATCCACCCGGGCAGCTTGGCGGCCAGGTCGACGGCGGCCTGCACTACCCATTCCGCCATCTTCAACTGCCATTCCGCGGCCTTCTCGAGGATCGTCGGCAGGGCCGTCCCGACCGCCCACTCGACAAACGCCCCGATCCATTCGGGCAGATGATCCCGCAGGTACTGCGCGCCCTGAACCACCCAGTCGCCAAGCTTGGCGGCGAGCTCGCCCATCTTCCCCGCCACCCACGGCAGAGCCGTCCCGTAGTACCACTCACCGAACGCAGCGATCCAGCCGGGCAGGTTCGCCCACAGGTACCCGACCGCCTGAGCGACCCAGCCGCCCAACAGTTCGGCCAGCTGGCGGGACTTCTCGCCTAGCCACGGGATGACCGTCGTGTCGAGCCACGCCCCAAGGGCGGCGATCCAGATCGGCAGGTTCGCTTGCAGGTACGGGACCGCGGTCTCTGTGATCCACGTCCCGAACTTCTTGCCGATCGCCAGCAGCGCCCGACCGATGGCGGGCAGGGCGGAGGTGTACAGCCAGTCCGACGCCCACAACCAGACGTCGACCAGCTTCTTGCCCATCTCCCCGAGCGCAGCCGACCAGCCGCCCGAACGGAACACCGCCGCCAGCTTCTGGAACCAGGCGACGGTCTGCCCGGCGTAGATGCCGATCTGCTCGAAGAACCCAAACACCCCGCCCGTCGTGCGGCCGTCCTCGAAGAACTTGAAGCCGCCGGCCAGCACCTTGAACGCCGTGGTGATCCTGGGCACCCACACATCAGCCAACGCCGATATCGCCGGGATCAGTTTCGTGTTGGCCCACGTCGCAAGCTTGGTCATGACGGGCAACAACCCCTCACCGATCTTGCCTTTGAGGTTGTCAATCTGGCCCGCCAGCGTCCGCTGCTGGTTCGCCAAGCTTCCCGATGTCCGGGCGAAGTCGCCTTGCGCCGCGGAGGTCTGCTCGAAGATCGCTGCCTGTGCGGCCAGCACCTTCTGCTGTGGGGTGAGCGCATCCTTCGTTGTCTCGACGATGCCCAGCTCGAGCGCCTTCTGGCGCAGGGTGGCGTCGTCCAGCAGCACGCCGAACCGACGGATCGGCTCAGCCTCACCCCGAAAAGCGGCGCCAAGCGCCTCAATGGCCTCCTGCGGTGTGGCATCGAAGAACGACGCCATGTCTGACGCCAAGGCCGTGTTCTTCTGAGCGAAGTTGACGAGATCATCGCCAGCCAATCCAGCCGACTTGCCGAAGATCCCGAAGGTGCCCGCCGCGTCCAACGCCTGCAACTTCGACTGACCCATGGCGACTGCGGCGCCCTGGGCGAACTCGTTGATCGCGCCAGCACCATCGCCGAACAACAGATTGATCTTCGACGCCGCTTCGTTCAGCCCCGACGCCTCGGAGATCGAGTCCCCGAGAAACCCGATGCCGGCAGACACGCCGGTCTTGATCCCATCGGCAAGCAGGGTGCCGGCCGCCACCGACCAGGCCGACACCTTCGACCCGAACCCGGACAGGATCCCTTCGGCGTCCTTTGTGCCCTTCTCTAGCCCCGACGCGTCGCCGGTAATGCGGATCTTGAGTTCCTTCGCCATTACTTCCGCATCTCCACCAACACCGTCCCGCCGACAGGCGGCAGCTTCCCGAGCGCCTGCACGAACACATCCAACTCACCGAACGTCAGATCGTCGATCTCCCACGGCCGTATCCCGAACCAGTGCGCCAGCCCCGGCAACGCAGCACGGAGCCGGCGCCTCACGCCGGGGGGCCGTCCTCGCCCTCCCCGCCGTCATCGCCCACGATCAGGTCGATATCGAACTCGTCGCCTGCGGCCTTCATCGCCTTCCACAGGTCGTCCTCGATCGTCTGGTACGCCACCGCCTCGCCGGCCTGACGGCGAGCCAGGAAGATCAGCGCCGCCAGACCGAACGACGCCCCACCGACCACCGCCTCAACCGCCTTCTGCACGGTCAGACTGGTTTGCGTGAACAGCTCACGCTCGATCCTCGGGGTGAGCTCGTCCCGGTCGACGACGTAGGTGACGCCGTCGACACGGAACCGCATCGCATTACTCTTCGCCTGCTTGGACAGTTTGGGCGGGGCCATCAGGGATCCTCTCGTTACGCCGTGGCGTCAGTCGTGGTGTACGACAACTTGCAGATGTCACCGGAAGACGGGACCATCGCCGTCCCCTTCACCGTGATCTCGGTCATGTCCGGGCCATCCACGTTCCCGAACGCCTCATCGATCCGCACCGCCGCCATCGAGATCACCAACGACGGGTAGGTCGTGGCGCCGGCCAAGGTCGGGCCGTTCGACGTGATCACCACCGGCTCATAGCTGTCCGCCACCGTCGCCGCCAGACCGCCGGTCGTGATGATCTTCTGCAAGAACCCGACCGACCCAGACGGCGTGTTGTCGATGTACGCCTCGAGATCACACGTCGCTTCGAACGTGATCTCCCGCATGCCTTCCACCGGCTCGCCGTAGGCGTAGGACCCACGGATCCGGGGACGTTCCTGCATCCCGTTGTCACAGGACACCGACCACGAAGACACCGGCAGCGCCAGACTGTTCACCGTGATCGACGACGCACCGTACGGCAGGAACTCCATCCCCGACGCGTACGACGCCGACGCCAGGGCCGTGGTCTGCAACGCCGTCTGGAACCAGCAATTCGCCTCGAGCATCACAACCCCGCCGGTCTCACACGAGATCGTCCAGTCCTGCACCTTGCCGCCCGCGTAGGTGAACGCCTGGTTGTTGTCCCCGCAGATCCCACGGGGCCGGTTCACCTGCAACGTGAACCCCTTGCCACACAGACTGCCGATGTCGGCGGAGTGGGTGTAGGTGGAGTCGGTCAGTGACCCGGTGGTGACCGTGCCGCCGACGAGGTGGTCGAGCCAGAACCCGAACTCCTTGGTCATCACGGGCAGGTTCACGCTGCCGGTGTGGCCGTTGATCCCTCGGACGAACCGGTCATAGCGCTGGGTGCGGGTCGTGGTCCGCATCACCTGCGGGGCGATCAGCTCCACCATCGGCGTGATCGACTCGGCCTCGAACTCGAAGAACGTGTCGACCGTGACGGCCGTCCCGTACGTCGACTCGGCCTTGACCCCGAGCTGTGTATTCAGCGGCATCAGCCCTCACCATCCTTCACGGCATCTGCCGCCTTCTGCTTCACATCGACCAACACCCACTGGTCCGTCTGCTCGGCCAGCGACTCCGCCAGGCGGGTAGGGAGATCCACCGTCGCCCCGTTCGCGACCTCGATCCACCGGCCCGGCGGATGCTCGATCTCACGGCCCGTCGAACGACCCACATACTTGATGCGCTTCAACACCTCAGCACCTCGCCTTGACCATGATTTGCACCTCTGCGCCGGTGATCTCGAGCGGGCCGATCGGGAAGCGGCGGATCGACGCCTGCAACACCGACACCGCGCAAGCAGTTCCGTTCGCCGAGATATCCGAACCCAACTTCGTGCGCAACGACCTCGCCTCCGACGTGCCGCACGACAGCAGCTCGTCGAGCACCTTCTGCACCCGCACCGCCCCCATCTGCGGGGACGGCAGGCACAGCAGACGGAACCGGATCTCGTTCTGGTTCACCCGCCCCGAACCCTCCGTGTACGTCACGTACGGCTCGTCGGGCTGGATCACGATCAACGGGTTGGCGCCCAGCAGCGATTCCGGGTTGTCCGGCAGGAACGCCTCAACCCGCACGTCGGGGAGATCGGCGAGCGTGGCTTGCAGCCCGTTGCGGATGTCCTCGAGGTTCACAACAGCCCCTCGATCTCGAATCGGTGCTCGAGCTGCCGTTCGTAGGCGTCGAACACCTCATTCGACCGGGCGTCGATCGCGTCGTAAATGAACGGGTTGGGGGCGATCGGACCGCCACGCACCCGGCCCTTCCCCGCGCCCTTGGATGTCCTCGCCCCGGCGTAACGGGCCGCCTTGTTCGTCGCCCGGTCCGTCAGCACCCTTGTCGAGGAACCCGCAAGCGCACTACGCAAAGCCGCGCGCCGGTCCTTCGCTGTGCCGCCCAGGCCACCGCCCAGGCCTCGGGTTGACCAGCCGAAGTGGATCACCCCGGCGTACGGGACGGCGCCACGATCGCCGGCCAGGATGTACCCGTACGTCGCTGTCGCATCGCTGTCGATCGACGCCTTGAGATCACCGGACCGAACCGGAACCTGCCGCTTCGCCTCCGGGACGATGATCTCGTCGACCACCTTCCGGTTCATCGCCTTCGCATCAGCGGGGGTGCCGCCTGCCTTGCGCAACGCCCGCTGCGCCTCGAGCAACCCGTCGATCGAAATGTTCGGGTTCATGCCAGCACCGGGCCCTTGGTGCGTCTGCGGTACGGGGCCAACAGATCGCCGATCGTCGGGTCGTCTCGGACTGCGGACTCGAAGAACCCTTGGAACCCGCCCTGCCCGGACACCGTGGTCCGCCGCTGGTACCAGGCGCCGGCCAGCATCCGGGCGGCGAGAGTGACCGACGCCGGGACCGCAGCCCAGCCCCACAGGGCGGTGATCTGCACGCCGGGCCGGCGGTTGTAGTGGATCGGCCAGCACTTCGCCCGCAGCGAATCGGACCGCAGTTCACGGATCGGCCAGCCCGTCGACCCGTCCGCCCCTACCCCGCCCAGCGGGAAGGTCACGTAGTCCGAGGTCGTCCACGTCGTTTCAAAGGTGCCGTCGCCGTCCTCGTCGGTCTTCACGACCAGCCCGGTTGTGTCCCCGATGACGGACGGGCCGAGCCGTACCGTCCACGCCGAATCGGCCACGAACGTCCGGGCCGTCAACGTGGTCTGAGCAAACCGCTGTCCACACACGTCGTCGATAGCGAAGTCGACCGCGGCAAGCACGGCGGCGAGCTCGGCGTCGTCGACGCTGTCCGGGATCGCCAGCCAGTCACGCACGTCGTCGAGATCGACGTAGCTCACTCCGCCGCCTTGCGGGACGTGCGCCGCACCCGACCCGGTTCCGCCGTCGCCTCTTCAACCACCGGGGCCGGGTAGTCGCCGCCCTCTACAACCACCCGGATAAACGCGCCTTCCGGCGCACCGTCGAGCATCGGGTCGCCGTCATCGACAGTACGACCGGGCTCGACCCAGCCACACGACGTCAGCACCCTACGAACACACACCCACACGGTTCACACCTCTTCGATGGAAGGCGCACCCCCACGATCCCGGCGGATGGGACCGTGAGGGTGCACCGTTGCCGCACACCCGCCCGATGCGCGGAACTCAGCTGTTCGCGCCGGCGATCCCGTACCACTTGACGCCGGTGCAGAACAGGATCGCCGTCTCGGCCTGCGTGGGGGTGACCACGGTCGCCGAGTCGGCACTGATCGTCAGGATCTCCGCGGCATCGGCCGCGTTGGCGATGCACACGATCTGACCGGCCATGCCAGCCGTCGCGGCGTTCGGCAGCACGACCGACCGACCGGCGCCGCCGGGGTCGAGCGTGAAGATCGACGAGGCAAGGATCTCAGCGGCGGTGATCGTCCGGGTACCGGTCAGGGTCTCGAGCGTGCCGCTGTTGGAAAC